AAATGCGTTGGATCATTATAACGATTCTTCAATTGTTTTACCATAATCTGTCCCATTTCTTCTAGTTCTTCGGAAGAAATAAGAGCAAACATCAAGTCTGCTGTAGCTGGCAAACCAAAAGACTCACTTGTGTCTTCGAGTCCGGGATCGGAAGAAGTAAAGCCACTTCTTGTTGTTTGTGTTGCAGAAACAATAGGTACTCCGAACTCAACGGCAAGACCTCGCAATTCTTCTGCGATAGATTTGACATAAGTGTAGGAGTTGATGTTAGCTCCTGCTTTAATCCTAGAACTACAACAAATATTAAGATAATCAATAAAAATAATATTGGGTACAAAAGACTTTTTAAGATTGAGCTCATTGAGTAAGGTGCGAAAATGTATGCTGCTCGCAGAGGCTGTAGGATATTCTTTGATAATAAGTTTACCAACAGTCTTTTCACGGAGTTTATTAATCTTTTTATCATACAAATCTTTCGGTAAATTTACAAGGTCATCAATCGTGACATTCAATAAGTTGGCATCAATACGTTCTGCAATCTTTTCTTCACTCATTTCCATCGTGATGTAAAGAACATTCTTGCCTTGTACCATACAGCCTGCAGCCACATGGCACATGAACAAACTTTTTCCTACGCCAGTTCCGGCAAGAGCTATATTAAGCGTCTTATTAGGCAAGCCACCTTTTGTGATTTTGTTAAAGAACTCTAAGTCAAAAGGGATTCGTTCTTCTTTACGATGGTAGAAATCATATCGTTCATCTGAGTTTTCAAGATAATCGTGGCCAACAGAATTGTCAAAACTTATCGCCAAGGCGTCTGATAATATTTTGGGAATCGAGCCTTTGTCATTTGTTTTGTCCTTGCCATCGAGGATTGAAATAGACCCCAATACAGCGTTATAAATGGCCTTCTCTTGGCAAAACTGTTCGGTCTTGTCAACAAGCCATTGAACCTTGGATTCTTCACCTTTAGTTTTCTCAATCTCTTGTAGATAAGATTCACACTTCTCCACTTCCTCATCTGAGAGATTTCGCCTTTCTTTGACGGCCAATATAAGTGCTTCAACCGTTGGTGTAGAATTGTAAGTTTCTGTGAATGATGCAATTTCATCGTATAATGTTTTGTCGCTTCTGTCTGTAAAATATTCTGATTTTAGAAATGGTAAAACCTTGCGTAAATATTCTTCATTGTAAATTAGATTCTTTAGAATCGTCTGTTCCAGTTTCATCAATTACTTCCTGTTCCATGTTAGATGACATTATTTCCACCAATAAGTCACCAATGTAGTTTTTAAAGTCATCATCTTTTTCTAGCTTGGTTGGCTTCTTTACAGGTGATTCTAACACATCGTAAGCAAAAAGTAAATAGACCTGTTCGTTTTCTTCCTTAAACTTTACCTTACCATATTTGAATATGGTATCTTTATAAGGACCTTCCAAAAATTTAATGTTGACTGCTGTTTTGTCATCCTTTGGATAGATGTAGCAGTAATCTATTCCCTCAATCATTATACACCATTCATGGTTGCAACATCAAATGTTTCATCAATATTGCTTGTCATAATTTCTCCGGATGCCACACGGTACTTGTTCTCAATGAAATCACGGAAAGATTTCTGTTTCAGAATAGGCATCCAAAAGTCTTTGGTGTCGGTGTCCTTCTCACGGTAATTCTTTTCTTCAATCACACCATCTGAGTCAACACGTTGATACCAACCATTCTTTGGTTTAACCACATGTTTGGACTCAATAGCAAGGTCAAGTAAACCAGACCAAGTACTAATACCACCATCAAAAGATACGCTGACAGGTATTTTAGATTTTTCTTTGACATATCTAGATTTTTCCACGTTAATAATAAAATTGTAACCGGTAACTTCTGTACCATCTTTTTCTTGTTGACGGCCGATAATAAAAATATTGTCAGCAGAGTAATATGATCCTGTGCCACCACCAACGATAGCTTTAGGGAACATACCAATTTCCATGTATGTGTGATTTACAACAACCATTGGAATGTCTTTCAATGATAAGTGAGGTGTCACCATACGGAACAAACTCTTAACTTGTTTGGCTCGGGACATATCAGCAACTGATTTTTCTGCTAGAGCATCCTCGACTTCCTTTTTTGATGCAAGGTTTCCGATGGAGTCAATGACGATGATGAGTTTTTCACCCCTATCAAGTTGCGTAAGTTGCTGCATAATGTCGAATTTGAGCTGTTCGATATCCGTAAGGGGAGTGTGCAATACCCGCTCAGTATTGATACCGAAAGAATCAAAGTATGATTGAGGAGTACCAAACTCAGAATCATAAAATAAAAGGGCTGCGTCTTCATATTTGTCCAAGTAAGATTTGGCCATCAATAAAGAAAATGCTGTCTTAAAGTGTTTGGATGGACCTGCCCACATTGTAAGACCTGGTGTTAGACCACCATCTAACTTACCAGAAAGTGCCACGTTAATGATTGGCACTGCGGTTGGAATCATATCCTTCTCATTGAAGAATTTTGATTTAGCCAAGATAGCAGAATCTTTGATACTACTATTCTTTTTAATTTTATCTAATATACTCATATTTCATCCTTTAAAATTTACCAGCATCACGAATTTCTTTTTCCTTAAAAGAATACGGTTCATCATAATCATACTTAGGTTCCAATTTTTTCACAGGTTCTTCTACTGGTACATGATGTTCTTCATACATAACAGAATTTCGTGTGTTGTGAGTTTGAATTGTTACCTTTTCATGTGTAATTGGCGGTATGGTTTCACCAGTTATATCATCAATCACAATCATATTATCTTTTTTAACTTCTACAGTATCTTCTCTTGGTGCAACCATCGGTTTCAAATTCTCAAAGTGTTTGAATGGTTGTTTCAGGTATGCATAAGGATCAACTGGTTTTTCAACATGTACAACTTCAGGTATTACATCATCAACTTGTTTAGCATCTTCATCCAATTTTCTTGCATTTTCTTTTGCACGTTCAAAAAAGTCTTCAACATCTTCTTTTTGTTTGATTGACATGTTATATGCGATTAACAGTAGAATTGCTAATGGATCGAATACAACAATAATCAACATGATTACCATTCTTACCGCTTTGTCGATAACATCACCAGTAGCTTCTGAACCATACGCCAAGGCCGCAATATATTTGATTGGACCGATATCTGCTTCAACCTTTTTAAGCTCTGTAGATAGAGGCGCACGTTCCTCGGAGTATTTGGCAATGACGCTTTGCGACTGTTGAATTTCTTGTAGTATTCTAGTCCTATCTTTCTGTTGGGAACGGCGTATTGCTTGCGCCGTAGCGGCACCCTTTTCATCTGTTGAGCGACCCATAGTTTGGTCCACAACCTCATCATACTGTTTAATTGCCTTGCGGTTTGCCTCGACATTTTCCTTCTCCGTTTTAATTTTCTCATCCAGCAAGGCAATCTTATCTACAAGTGGTGCATTATCTGCTGAATGTTCCAGGTGTGCCTTTGATAAAAAACCAAAGATACCCATTGAAGTAATCAACATTAAAATGATAACTGCTATCGACAAATACGATTTAATAAGAAAAGGACATTGTTTCCAGTTATTATACAACCATGATACTGTTACAAGTTTCGAAACTTCAAGAACCGAACCCATAAAAACAATTGGCCAAAATGAACCAGGAAAAATTTGTGCTAAACCAACAACCGAATAGTATGCAGAAACACCAGATAAACCTAATGCTGTCAATAAGGTTAAAAATATCATCCGAAAAAGTCCTCTAAAGAATTAGTTTTTTCCGCAGACCACTTCATGCATCTTAAAATGACACTGATTGGTTCCAGAAATGCTTTGTCGAATTGTACATCATAATCAATGTAGTTGTCAAGCTCAAACTCTTTAGGTATTCTACCTGGAAAAGAAATCACATCATTCTTAAAATGATTTGGCATTCTCAAATAGGTAAATTTGAGTTTTTCACCTTCTTGTATGAGTGGGTACTTCTTAGTCAATCCCAATTGTTTTAGATGGTGATTATATACGATTGCACCACGAACATGAATGGGTGTGCCTTTTTTGAACAACATTACTGGATCGGAATAAGTATTTAGCCCATTCAAACCCCGAGGAAAAGATATTTCTTCCGCTGGTAATGTTTTAAACTCTTTCTTAAACTCGGCAATAAAGTCTTGTACTTGTTGTTCAGTGCCAGTCATCATCAACTTAATGGCAGCCTTCATCTTCTCACGAATAGCAGATGGTGTGGATGATTTAATCATTTCCAAACCCATTACTTTCATATGTGGTTCAGCATACTGCACACCTTCATTGTTATATACATTTAGAATATAACGTTTCTTGGCAGTCCATACACCTTTGTCACAAAGACCCTCACGCTTCATCTGCATCTTCTGTGCATATGCATGAACGTAATCAGCCAACTCTTGGTAAGACTTATCAATATGTGGTTGTAGTTTATCTTCACAAACACGATCCATAAATTCAATAATCTTTTGTGCAGGCATTTTAACTACACCATCAACACCATAAACTTTATTTACCAAGTCACCAAGGCGAAGGTAAATAGAATCAGTATCAGAAGCGATTACATAATCACTATCTGTACCGAGAAGTTTATTCATGTAGGCATTTATCTTAGCTTCAATCCACCGAATAGACAACTGCCCAGCAGTAGTAACGCCAAGAGCCATTCGCAAATCATAAAAGCGGAAATACTGGCTACCAAGAGCACCATAAGCAGAATTAAGAGAAACCTTCTTTGCAAGTTGTAGGTTGTTATATCTTGCAACTCGCTTGTCGATTTCATATTTTTTATATTCATCTTTTTCATTTTCATACTCCTGTTGCGCTTGCAACATCATCTTTTTAAATTTCTTGCGGTCATCATACATTTCGACCATCATCTTAGGTAAGAAACCTTGAATATCGGTACGAAATAATTGACCGTTTGGTGTGATTGTACAATTTAAAGTTTCTAAAAATTGTGTATCAACTGATTTTGATAAGAGATTATTAACATTTATCTTTCCAATTTCATTTTCAAACTTTTCAATAACATCAAGTTCTTTTTGAATTTCTTCTGTGGTCATTTCTTCAATATTATGAAACATTCAAAAAACTCCTTATTTTATCCAACCATGAATAATCTTTGATAAACCTAACTTCTGAATCAGTTTCAATTCTAACCACTCCACCGAATTCGTGATAATTATTCTTATCATAAATTATATTGCAAGGACCATCTATCTGTAAACAATTTCCAAATGTTTGTTTATCATTTTGTTCAACACAAATAACATCAAACATATTCATAAAAAATATATTATTCCTGGATATGTTTTTTTTGTTAATGTAAATTTTTGTTTTCATTGGTTTTGGCATACCGTCATCAAAACAATTAACATCACTTTCGGTTTCCAGATAAAGAAATTTGAAATATACTTTTCCAAAAATTCCTGATATGAACATATATGGCAACTTTGTAAATTTTAATGTTGATGTACCAGATAAAATTTGTAAATATTTTTTAGCTGAACCAATACTATTATAATTGTGTATAGGATCATCATATGGATTGAAGACATTGACTATATGAAAAATGTATCCTTGCAATTTTGGATGTTCTAATGATCCAAATTTAGAATTCATATTGATATGTTTTAGAAAAGGTTTGATGTGTTTCATAATCTCTTTTCCAGTTCTTCTTTCAGTTTTATTTTTCTTTGTTCCACAAAACTACGTTCAACTAGTGTTTCTGGTGAAATATTGTACTGCATCATTAAGTGTGGATACAAACTGTTCAAGTCAAACGATGCAACCCAATTGTGTAGACCAATTTGTGGTTCTTTAACATATGCACCTTCAAACGCAGAATCTTTCTCCTGTGTTTCTTTTGGTGGAACAACGATGCCTTTACCTAACAAATAAGAATACGTCAATGAATCCCACATACGTGTCTGTGCAAATACATCTTCATAGTTACACTTGGTATCATATGCAAGAGTTAAGGCCAACTCAATCAACTTCAGCTTGTCTTCTAGTTTAATAATCAACGCAACGTCTTTAATGTTGTATTCGATAAACTTTTGATAGTTCAGTCTATACAGTTGGTGTAAGTTCTCATATTCATCATATGAAATCTTGCCTTCACCCAGTTCCACTTGTGCGATATTATCCAGTCGATAGGATTCTTGTGACTTACCACCTGGCGCATACCATTTGTATAACTCAATATAATCAAGTGATTCGATACCAACAAAACTGTATGCAATCAACAAACGACCATTGATATTGGTTTTACGTTCACTGATATAATTCCATGGAGATAACATCTTGGCCTTATCTTCACCAAGAATCTTACGAAAACGATTGACAAGATATGGTATATCAAAGAACTTGGTGTTCCAACCAGTGATAACATCGGGGTACATTTTGTACCATAGTTCAATGAATTTGTTGCAAAGTGTATATTCATCTTTACACTTCAAGTAGGTTACACTGTCGGGATTATCATTATTAAAATCGCCACAACCAAACACATAAGTGTGGCCATTCAGAAAGGTCAATGCAATTGCGGTGATAGGTTCGTTTGCAAGGTATGGATCAGGAAAACCATTTTCCGAACCAACCTCAATGTCGATAATTGCAACACTTACTTTATCTTGTTCCCAATCAACCATCTCAGAATGTTGTTCTGCAATGAAAGCGTATTGATATCCTGTGTTACCATAGATTTTTGGAGCACCTGGAAGACCATCATATTGTTTCACATATTCTCTGGCTTCACGAATGCCATCAAATCGTTTTGGCACAAGGTCTAGGCCATCAAGTGATTTATGGGTACCTTTACCGTTACGGGCTGGAAGATACAATTGTGGTTCATAATCAATCTTCAGTTTGATTCTTTTACCATCTTTGACGCCACGATAAAGAATCTTGCCGCCAAGTGCCTGTACGTTTGTATAAAAAGTTGTCATTAACCTGTAATGATTTGTTGTTGACCTGAAAGAATAATGCCTGCGCCGAAAATCTGGTCATAGTTTTTTATGAAATCTTCTGCGGGAACGTAACAGTATACAATATGTTCACGCTTTAAGGCAATAGTAGAGTCTGATTTTTGTTCTGCATGGATTGGAAATGGTGCAAAACCTACATTAGGTTGACCATCTTTACCACGTACAATGGCAATTCCTAATGGATTCTTAATCACCATTTTGATTTCCGTTTCCATTTCCACTTCACCAATAAGTTCTTCACCAGTTACTAATTTCATTGCATATATTTTCATGTTAATCCTATCCTAAATAATTATATAGTGTGACCTGAACGTAGATTATATCATTTTTTTGTTATAATGTCAAGTAAAAAAAATGGTATAAAAAGAAATGGATCCATTCACACTCTTTGCCCTCGCAAATGGTGCGGTTTCGGCAGTCAAAGCCGGATGTAAACTATACAAAGATATTAAAGGTGCAGCTGGGGAAGTCAAGGACGTCCTCAAGGATCTTGACGACCAGTTCAAAAAGCTCCATCCACCAGAAAAACCTGCTAGTGTATCACAAAGAAATGCTTACGTTGCGGAAAAAAATCGTGTAATTGAACTAAACAAAAAAGGTGGAGAAACTACCAATATCTATCAAGAGATTGGTGAACACCTAGGCACATACTATGATAACTTCTATAAGTGTATGGCTGTTTTTGAAGAAGAAGAAAAAAATGCTAAGACACAAGTTTATACCGGAGATGCATCATTAGGTAAACGTGCCTTACAACGTGTGCTTATGCGTAAACAGTTAGAACAAATGTCAGTTGATTTGCGTGAGTTGATGATTTATCAAAGTCCTCCAGAGCTCGGTGCTTTATATACCGAAGTGGAAGAAATGATGAAGGAGATGGGTAAAGAACAAAAGGTTCTTCTCATCAAACAAATGAAACAAGAAGCAATACTAGAAAAACGCCGTGTCGCACGAATGAGAAAAATCAGAGATGAATTTGCTACAGGCGTTGCTGTTATGATTATAATTTTTGTTATGGCTGGTGTGTTTATGTGGGTAGCATATGATAGACAACAGAAATATCCACAATATGGTGATGGGTTATTTCCTAAATCAGAAGAAAAAAGAAAGGAAGAATCAATGCCTAAAGTTTACGTAGGAAGATGAATAAAAAACTCTTATTTACGTTGTTGACCACAAGTGTAACACTGATGGTCACTCATCCAACCATCAATATAAACTTGATGCCGGATGCTGTCATATACACCAAAGCGACTAACAGTAATGATTTTTGTAAATTGACAAGAAGTTTTACTGAAAAAAGTGGACCGAAAGATTTACAAGTCTGTGAATATAAATGTTCAAATGTAAAACGAAATGGTTCTACATTGATACATACAACTTCAGTAAACAATTCACGTTCTTGCAAAGATAAAATTGAATCGCCGTGATGTATAAAGATTAATGGTTGCGGGTCACGGAGTCGAACCGGAACTGAGGATTATGAGCCCACTGTGATACCATTTCACCAACCCGCTGTATTAGTTGTCGTATAAACCTAGTCTTTGATTTTCTGTCACCATGGCATCTAAAGCCTTTTGGCGCATACGATTTTCCTCTAAGATTCTATCAAATTCTTCTTGTTCGATTTTATCTTCTTCTAATTCTTTTGGTGATTTTTTTCTAAAAATATTGTCGTAGTTATTACCAAATGTTTCCTGTGAAACACTAAACGGCCTTGGACTAGAACCTTTACCACCATCAGACATGTTTACTCTCCGTAGATGTAAGCTATGTCTTCAATCTTCACCACGAAATAATCTTGCACTGCTGCGGCCTTACCCCAGTCTGGTTGAACCACATCACCGACCTGGACTTCTGTAACATCCGGACCAACTGCAAGTACTTTTGCTTTATCTGGATCTTCGGAATGTTTTAGGATGATGCCTGAAGCGGTCTCTTTGACATTCTCAATACGTTCAATTAAAATTTTATCATGCAGTGGTTTAATATTCATAATGTCCTCAAAAATGGAGCGGTCTACTGCTTTGCTCAGTTAACATAAAAGGGTATCTTATGTCGTACTATTACAAACCGCATTAAATGGAGCGGGATGAGAGAATCGAACTCTCAACCGGAGATTGGAAATCTACTGTTTTACCACTAAACTAATCCCGCATAAAATCTGTTGTAGTTAACTTGGAGCGGGTAGTGAGAATCGAACTCACAACTAAACCTTGGCAAGGTCTTGTGTTACCACTAGCACCATACCCGCATCATGTGTGTATTATATATGCTTCTTTAATAGAAGTCAAGCGTTATTTTTGGTACGAGTAACCGGAGTCGAACCGGTACGCACAAGGCGGCAGATTTTAAGTCTGCTGGGTCTACCAATTCCCCCATACTCGCATCACATGGTAGGTCCGTTTCCATTTTTGAAACCGACCTCACCACCTTCTTCTTTAATTCGTTTGATAACATCTTCAAAAAGAATCGGTCTAAAATCTGTTTGTTCAACACAAACACAATGGTATCTGTTATCAATACCCATTGGTTTACCATTGAACCCACGAATTTGAACACGATTAGAATGTAGATGACCGTGAATGTTTGTACCAAAACGACCAAGACTTTCTGTATGAATTGGAATATGCGATAGAATCATTCCGTTCATTACATGATAAGCACGTAGTTCACGAAAGTGTTGTCTGTATTCCTCATCACGGAAGATATCGTGGTTACCACGGATAAGAACCTTATCACCGTTAAGTCTATACATGATATTAAGTGCTTTACGATTGATAACAACATCACCAAGATGATAAACCTTATCAGTTGGTTTTACTGTTTCGTTCCATCGCTTCACCATTTCTTCATCCATTTCTTCTGGATTGTCCCATGGCCTAAGCTTTGTCACACCGTCATCACGCATGAATCTGCACACACCAGCGTGACCAAAGTGTGTGTCACTTACTAAGAAAATTGATGGCATAATAAACTCCTAAAAAATGGTCCGGCGTGAGAGAATCGAACTCCCATTAGAAGGGTAGAAGCCTACTGTATTATCCATTATACTAACGCCAGAAATTTGGTGCCCCAGGAGAGACTCGAACTCTCAAAATTTGGCTTCTAAGACCAACACGTATACCAATTCCGTCACCGGGGCAATAAATACTCATATGATACCAACTTCAAAAAGACCCACAGTAGAAATGTTTTACGGATTGTATGCACAACAAACATATGAACCTAATGGTTATTACTGTGTTGATTCTGAATTTGTTCCATCATATGATACTAAGATAAAAACTTTTGAAGATGATGAATTATATATCACACAAGAAAAAGAATTTATCTTAACAACATTAAAACAAGTTGGTGCTCCTACTAAGAATCGAACTTAGGATACATCCTTACCATGGATGTGGTATGCCATTTACCTATAAGAGCATGGTACCCAAGGTGGGATTCGAGCCCACATAACCTTGATTTTGAATCAAGTACGTATACCTATTCCGTCACTTGGGCATATTTGGTGCTGCCTAGAGGAATCGAACCTCTTTCAATGGTTCTTCAGACCACCGCTATGACCACATCAGCTAAAGCAGCATGTTGGTACCCCGTGACAGTTTCGAACTGCCGACCTTCGCCGTGTAAAAGCACTGCTCTACCACTGAGCTAACGGGGCATATTTGGGGAGAAATACCAGGATCGAACTGGTGATAACGGAATCACAACCCGTGGTTTTACCACTAAACTAATTTCTCCATATTATTGAAGTGCTTCTTGGTCTGCCAAGATTCTTTTCAATCTATCAGCACAAAAACTTGCAGCAGGTGCATCTGGTTTAACCATTGGTGTCATATTACATGTACCTTTGATATAACCAATCGCTTGCTGAACAACACATGAACTACCATGAATATCATCTTTATTTAAATCAAGATGAACTTCAACATGATAATCTTCCAACACTTCTGCTAATGATTGGAACAATTCTGAAACTTTATAAACTTCAGTCATCAACCTCATAGCAGGTTTACTTTTCTTATGGTCGTAATCCAATTCACGGTGAACATATCCGAAAATCTTACAACCATGACGGCCATCAATATGAACTACAACCGCTAGAGCATAGTCAGCATACCAAACACCATTTACTCTGATTCTTTCAGAGTCGGCACCAAGATAAACCTTGGTATCAGGACCTTGATTTGCAAGGTATTGTCTGACTTCTTCTATATTGAAATTTTTCATATTAACCACCTTTTATAAAATTGGCATCCCGCTAGGGACTCGAACCCCAACCAACGGTTTTGGAGACCGCTATGCTGCCATTACACCAGCGAGATATTTGGTACCGAGAAAGAGAATTGAACTCTTGGCCAACGCCTTATCAAGACGCTGCTCTACCACTGAGCTACCTCGGCATTTTGGAGGGCGATGAGAGAATCAAACTCCCACTTCAAGGTTCGTAGCCTTGTGTAATATTCATTTTACTAATCGCCCATAATTTGGTGGTTCAGGTGAGAATCGAACTCACACAACGCACCGTATGAAGATGCTGCACTGCCACTATGCTACTGAACCTAATTGGTGGAGGCCGAGGAAATCGAATCCTTCTAGTCACGATCCTTGCAAGGGAACGCCGCAGCCCACTGCTGCCCCCAAAAAAACTGGTCTCCCTGCAAGGATTCGAACCTTGACCACACGGCCCCAAACCGTGTACGCAACCTGATAACGCTTCAGAGAGAAAAACTGGTGCCCCATGACAGAATCGAACTGCCGTAACCTGATTACAAAACAGGTGTAATGCCATTATACTAATAGGGCGAAATTAAGTGCTCTGCATCCCTCGGCGGTAATTGTAGTGCATCATCTCTTGGATTTCTCCGCAATTCTCACACACCTTCCACCCGCTTCCCGACAGGGACCGTTTACGCATTGCCAGCGGCCTTTCGGTAAGAAGACTACCACCCTTGAGAGTCACCTCACTTCTTATCCTGCGGGTCACAGTATCCGCTAACCAAGCGGAACGTATTGGCTCCAGAGGCAGGGATCGAACCTACGACCAATTGATTAACAGTCAACTGCACTACCGCTGTGCTACTCTGGAATATTCTTTATACTAACTCGTATTCTAAATCTACTGATTCGGAATAGTAACCGTTTGATTCTCCCAACCAACGAACATCAACATAACCTTTGCGTGTAGCAAATTTGTAGAATGTCCATGTGCCAACATCACGATAACCATCTTCATCATCTACTGGTATTTCACCTGATACTTCTTCAGCAATCAAAAGTGGTTCACCTTCTAAATCTGATAACTCGCCTACAATACTTTCAATGTAAACTGTTTCACAACAATCTTGCCAATGCAAGAATTTAAATCTTTCTGTATCATTCGCAAATACCATTTCAGTACCATCTTGTGTTACCGATGTGAATACTTTTCCAACCATATCGTTTATATTCATTTTTTTTTCCTTCACAACAATTATTTGGCGGTCTTAAGGGGTAACGATCCCCTTCTTTCAGCGTGACAGGCTGATGTGCGTCCATGAACACTTTAAGACCAAATTAGGATAAGCTACTTGTTTCCACACAAGCCCTTAATTGAGAAGTTACTCTGTCCATCCCTTTTATTCTAATGTCTGTGTGCAGAGGGAACTGCCTATCAGAGCCTGAGATTTCTCTCGCTAACGGTTTTCTGCCACCGGATCTCTATCGCTAATCAAACGCTACTTTAACGAAAAGTAGTAACGGGATTTGGTGGAGACAGTAAGATTCGAACCTACTCACCCGAAGGAACAGATTTACAGTCTGCCGCAACTCTCCCACTTTGCCGTGTCTCCAAATTTTTTGGTAGGGGTACAGAGAATCGAACTCTG